AGTATATGGACAGCTTTGCCGCCAAGGCGGAGGACAAAGCTGATGAAAAGGGACAGTCGGCAGATCAGGAACAGCAAGACAAAGAAAAGGACGCTTAACCTATGAAAGCAGCAGAGTATTGGAAAAGGCGAACGGTTGACCTGGAACACCTGCTGCAAGCGCGCACCACCGCTACGATGGTGGAGGTCAACCGTATGTACGCCCAGGGTGTAGAGCAGCTCAACGAGCAAATTGAGCGTATTCTCCGCCGGTATGTTAAAAACGGTCAGATCAGCCAGGCTTATGCCTTGCAGCTGCTGAGCGCAGGCCAAACCGCAGAGGAGCGCCAGCGTCTGCTGGAACAGCTACAACAGACTAAGGAACCACAGGCACGGCGTGAATTGATCGCTATGCTGGACGCTCCTGCGTATGCGGACCGTATCAGCCGATTGCAGGCTTTACAGAACGCTATTCGTGCGGAAGCCGTAGCCATGGGCGTGCGGGAGGAACGGCTGGCGAAAGCGCGACTGACAGATACACTCAAACAAGCATACTACCGCACTATATTTAACGACCAAAAGCGTAATGGTCTATATGACTTTCGCTTGATCAGTGACCGCCGTGTACAGGCCGCACTTACCCATAAGTGGAGCGGCAAAAACTATTCCGATCGTGTGTGGAAGAATAACGCCGCCTTTTGCAAGCGCTTGCAGCGCACGATTGAGGTGGGTTGTATGACGGGTATGACCCTGCACGATATGGAAGAGCGGTTGCTGGAGGACTGCATAGGTGCAGATAGCGACAGCGGGCAACGCTATTGCGCCAGCCGCCTGATCCGTACAGAGGTCAATCACTTCTCCAATCAGGGCTTTTTAGAGGGCTATAAAGCAGCAGGCATTACCCGGTATCGGTTTATGGCTACTTTGGATTTGCGCACCTCCGCCGTCTGCCGCCAGCTGGACGGCAAGACCTTTTTGGTGGAAGAGGCAAAAGCAGGCGAGAACCTGCCGCCTATGCACCCTTTCTGCCGCAGTATTACCGTGCCGGTGACCAATAACCGCACAGGCACCCGCTGGGCCAGGGACCCGGTGACAGGACAGTCTATGACCGTACCGGCAGATATGACTTATGCCCAGTGGTATGAAAAGTATGTGGAGAAGAGAGACCTGGGCTTGACTGAAGAGGAAGAATACGCAATCAACAGCTGGGTGTCCAGTGATTTTTACCCGATTAACGAGAAGCTGCGGCAGGGTATAGAGTTGACAAACGAGGAAAAAAAGGCTATAACTAACTTAGACCGTGCGCTTGAGAAGTTTCCCAGATACAACGGACCGGTCAAACGCTCTTTGGTTATATCCGATCCCACGGAGCTGCGGAAATTCACGAATACGCACGCAGTCGGTAACACGGTTGTTTGCGATGCGTACATAGCCACAACCTGCGGAAAGACCTATAACCCGGACGCAGAAGTGCAAATCTATATTCCGCAATGCAAAAATGGACGAGATATTCGATCTTTTAATGCAGGCGAGCAAGAGATATTGTATCCGCGTGGTAGTAGCTTTGTGGTATCCAAAGTTATTCAAAATGAGTCCATATTAAAAATCTTTTTACTGGAAAGGTAGTGAATAATGGTGAAAGAGAAGAAGTTGTTTACCGCCCCCAGATGGAATGATCCAGGCGGAGCAAGAGTGATAGGACACGAGGAAATCAGCGAAGAAGAAAGTAGAAGAATACTGCAAGAAGCCATTGACGAATTTTATGGCGGAAAATGTCCGGAGGAATGGCTGGACGCGATGAAGTAAGAGCGATACACATATCGAATCAAGCAGAGCTGCAATGCAGCCCTGCTCTTTTTATACCCATTTTCAGGCTATGCCTGTGGGATATATCATTTAACGAACCGGCAGCGTACGGTTTGGGAAAGGAGTCAGCAATGACAAAACACAATGCCGAGATGGAAAGCAGCAGAGAACAGAGCCGGGTGTGCGCACGCCTGCCGCTGAACCTCCAGCTGTTTGCCGAAGATACCGGCGAAAATGGAGCAGACACCAACGCAGAGGGGGCAGCGGGCGACACCGACGCCAACTCCGATGGGGGCAACACCACTCCGACCTTTGACGAACTGCTGAAAGACAAAAAATTCCAAAGTGAATTTGACAGCAGGGTCAGCAAGGCGCTTGCCACGGCCAGAGCCAAGTGGGAAGAAAGCGTCAAAGAGCAGGCGGACGAAGCCAAAAAACTATCCAGTATGAACAAAGAGGAGCGAGAGCGGTATAACCTGGCAAAAGATCGCCAGGCATTTGAACAGGAAAAGGCAGCCTTTGCCAAGAAGCAGCTGGAAACGGCTGTTGCGGCTGAGCTGCTCCAGCGTAAGCTGCCTGTGCAGTTTGCCGCAATCCTGACCGGGAATGACGCCACTGCCTCGCAAAAGAACCTGGAGATTTTTGACGCCGCATTTCAAGAGGCAGTACAGGCCGCCACAACCGCCAACCTGCGGGGCAAGGACTTGCCGCCGGCGGGTAAGGAAGCAGCGGGCGACAATGTACCGCCCACAGACTTCCGCGCCTATGAGGCGTGGAGAAAAAATAACGGCTAATAGGAGGAATAAGAAATGCCGAATACGATTTTAACCCCCAATGTCATTGCCAATGAGGCACTGATGGTACTGAAAAACAACCTGGTGATGGCCAACCTGGTGCACCGGGACTATGAGGACGAATTTGTGAAGGTTGGCGACACGGTTACCGCCCGCCGCCCCAGCAAGTTTGTAGCCAAGAACTTTACCGGCGCTGTGGATCCCCAGGATCTGAACGAGGGCGGTGTACCCGTGAAGATGGACCGGCTGCGCGATGTGACTGTGCAGATCACTTCTAAGGAAATGTCCTTGGATCTGCGCGACTTCTCTGCTCAGGTGATCGAACCGGCTATGACGGCCATTGCCAACGCAGTGGACGCGGATGTGCTGGCTACCGCCGTAGAGGGCGCATGCCGCACAGTGACCGCTTCCGGCGAGGACGCAGCAAAGCCCATCAAAGATATTGCCAAGGTGGGCAGCCTGCTGGACTTTGCCGGTGTGCCGGTACAGAACCGCCGCCTGGTGCTGAACCCCTCTCACAAGGTGCTCTATGCAACGGACGACAATATGTCCAAGGTATCCTATGCCGGCGATGGTACCGCCCTGCGTGAGGCAGAGCTGGGCAAGGTGTACACCATGGATACCTATATGAGCCAGAATGCACCGTATCCCTTTGGTTATTTGGATAATGCCGTAGGCACCGCCAAGTCCTTTAAGGTTAGCGGTACTGCAGGTGCCAGCACTGTGGCGCTGTCTTCCGTGACCGCAGCCTCTGCGACCGTGAAGAAGGGCGACTGCTTTATTGTGGACGGCTATGTGTATCACTTTGCAGCAGACGCAACGGCCTCCAGCGGTGCGATCGCCAGCGTAGTCATTGACCAGCCGCTCCATGCCGCGCTGACCAACAAAGACGCTACGGTGATTTCTGCACCCACTTCCGTAGGGTTCCACCGCAACGGCGTGGCACTGGTGACCCGTCCTATGGATCTGCCGATGGGCAACAAGAACGCCTATGTGGCTTCTGCGGACGGTCTGGGTGTGCGTGTGGTCTTTGACTACGACAGCACCCACAAGATCGACACCGTGTCCTTTGATATTCTGTACGGCGTGACCACGCTGGACAAGAATATGATCGTCAAGGTGCAGGGCTAAGCCCAGGGAGGTACAAATGGAAAAGGTAACCGTTGTACAGGGCAAGACCCAAGTGGTCATTGATCGGAGTTGTCTGCCGGCTTATTTGAATGCCGGTTGGCAGCTGCAAGAAAAAGAGGATACAAAAAAGGGCGCCAAATAAGGCGCCTTTTCTTATGGGGGTGATATGTTTGACTGATGAGATGAAAAGCAAGGCTCTGCGGCTGCTGCGGGCCGCTGCCGGGCGTTACGACAAGATATGCGAGGCCTGGTACGCACACGCCGGTGAAGAGCTGGATTTGCAGCTGTTTTTGGATATGGCAGAGGACGATTGCCTGACCTATTTGGGCACGCAAGAGCTGCCGCCGGTGGTAACGGCCACCACACTGGCCAAACTGGCTTTTGTGCACCTGAACTGCTTTATACAGGATCGGGATTACGGTGTAAAGAGTACGTCCTATACAGAGGGCAGCGTATCTATGAGCGAGACCTATACCACCCCTGCGGAGCAGGAGACAGCCATTGCCGACCTGCTCCAGCCGTACAACAGATACAGGGAGGTGCGCACCTGTGAAAGCAAAAACACCTAAGTCGTGGACTGTAAAATCACGGATTTTCTCCGCACAGACGATCAGAGACAGTGCTTACGACTTTGAGCAGAACACATACAGTGCTTCACCTGCCGTTTTGTATTTGTGCTGGCAGCCGGTATCTGCTTCTGCCCCTATTGAGGAGCGGGGGCGGGTGCTGTCTGCCGGGTATCAAGCCGTGTTGTATGACCCTGTGGGCGTGCGGCCCGGCGACCTGGTACAGGCGGATGGTATTGGTTGGCTGGAGGTGGAGACCGTACAGCAGTTCCTGCATTATCGGTTGTTGACAGCGAATGCCACAGAGAGGAGGGCACCCGGTGGAAACGAACATTGAGATCGAAAAGCTGGGTGCCTATGCCAAGACGCTGCAACGCACCGCAGATCATCTGCTGGACAACTTGGAGCGGCAGATGTTGCAGGACGCAGAGGATATGGCCGGCCGTCAGCGCAGCAACTGCCCGGAGGACACCGGACTGCTGCGGGAGTCTATCGCCGCCTTTTGCGAGCGTGACGGTGATCGAGTGACCGCAGGCAGCCGTACCAATATGCAGTATGCGGCCTATGTGGAATTTGGAACCGGACCTGTGGGTGACGAAAAGGGTACACCGCTGGACAGTGAGCTGGGTATTGTGCGCAAGCATGAGCCTTGGACTGCGTATATACCCGGCTACGGATTTCGCAGGTTGAAAGGCCGCTTGCCGGCGCTATTTATGTATAACGGCATGCAGGAAATGCAGCCGGTGATTGCAGAGCATTATGGTACGGCTATACAGGAGGCGATCAAGTGAAAAACTACCGTGCAGTGATCCGGGATACCTTAAAATCCGTACAGTCGGACATTCCCTATGACATTAAGATGGCATTTCCGGAGAGCAAACCGGCAGGTAACCTGATCACATTTTATGAGATCACCAATACAGGCACGGAACTGGCGTGCGTAGATGTGATCGCCTATCAGGTGGATCTGTGGTTTATGACCTTGCCGGACCTGTTGGAATTGACGGAAAAGGTAGACGAGGCTTTGACCTCGCTGGGCCTGATCCGGCAATTTGCGTCCTCGGACGCGCTTTTACACGACCCCAGTGGTTATTTGCGCAAATCGTTGCGTTACGGTCGCCGGGTAGACACAAGAACCAATCGACTGATAGATTAAGGAGGATTTTATATGAACGAAACAAAGCCGGAACGCGGCCTTGCGTCCAAAGGCATTGAGGTATATCCCAACTATACCGGCCCCACAGCCAAGTGCCTAAACTACGCCACCCAAATCGGCGATCTGACCAAGGGCGAACGGGAAGAACTGGACGCCACTTGCTATGACGATGATGTGGAACACAGCATTACCGGTATTCGCAAGAAAGCAGACGCCTTTGAGGTGACTTTCCTGTACAACGCAAAGGACGCCACATCGGATTATCGGGTGCTGGCAGCTTTGGAGGACGCCGGTGTGTCCGTACCCATTATGGTTAAGCTGCCTGACGGCACCAAGTTTAACAACTCTGGTGTGCCCAGCCTGAAGATTAAGGGACCGGGCGTAAACAGCCTGATGGAGGCTACTGTCTCTTACAAGCTGGACGGCGACTGGAGCAGAGAGTTCCCCGCCGCGTAAATCGACTATTCGGGAGGCGGGTGACCGTCTCCCTACTTTTTAGGAGGAAATAACAATGAATGAACCCCATATTGTAACCAGAACATACGATTTGCAGTTGACTGCAAACGAGACGGTGCACTTGCGCTTGACCGTGGCTGCCCAGCTGCGACTGAAAAATAGATTTAAGGAGGATGCCCTGGATGTAATTCTGAGCGCTTCCAGTGATCCGGAGCGGCTCCTGGCTGTACTGGATGAGGCCCTGCACTTTAACGATGATCCCAACGGCGATCTGACCGGTGAGGCGTTGTATGACGCTTTGGTAGACAGCGGCGTTAGCGGCGTGGACGCCTTTTCGAGCATTCTCTTTCAGTTGGCCAATGTGTCCGGTCTACTGAGCGATACGCAGACCGAAAAGCTCTCCGCCGGCATTGAAAAGATGGTCAACGCTGCGTTTGACGGCGTGGAGAAGTCCACAGAGAGTGAGGACAAGCCGTCCACTTCCTTTCGGGAGTAATTACTGCACAACGGAGGATATGATCCTGGAGGCCAACGCTTATGGCTTGTCGTTTTCCGTCATTCTTTCTATGACCTATGGAGAACTAAAG